GCTGAACTTTGTAAGCAACATTTCATCTGCCAGTTCCCAACCGTCTCTGAGGCGCTTGGATGGTGCCCTGAGGGCGACTGCGGTTGTCCTAAGCAACTTGACGACTGCGACTGTTTACAACCATCACTGAGGATCGACTAATGCCTACCTACCCCGTAATAAATAAGGTCACAGGAGAGAAAAAAGAACTCTCTATGACTATGAAAGAATACTCTGATTGGAAAGATGCTAACCCAGACTGGGACAAAGATTGGAATGCAGGTGTCGGTGGTATGACCTATGGCGCACCTAAACAATCTGATGGCTTCAAAGAAGTCATGTCCAAAGTGCAAAAAGCACATCCCCGAGCAAACCTGAGTCGTTACACTTGATATGGCTAGAGCGAGAAAAAGAAACACCACCAGCAATCCTGTTCCACCTCACATGACTGCTAAACAAATCAAAAGAAAGAAACCGATTGATAAGTCCTATATGGTTCCTATCTCTCCGTTGACTCCTAATCAGGAGTTTGCTTTTGAGCAGTATGGATTGGGGCAGAATCTGCTGTTGCATGGTGCAGCAGGAACTGGTAAGACATTCATCACTTTGTATCTTGCTTTGCAAGAAGTGCTTGACGAATCTACACCTTATGATAAGATATACATTGTAAGGTCTCTTGTTCCTACTAGAGAGATTGGTTTCCTTCCTGGAGATCATGAAGATAAATCTGCTCTCTATCAAATTCCATACAAGAACATGGTGAGATACATGTTCAGTATGCCAGACGATAATTCATTCGAGATGCTTTATGATAACCTCAGAGCGCAGGAAACTATTAGTTTCTGGTCTACTTCTTTTATCCGTGGCGTCACTCTTGACAATGCTATTGTTATCGTTGATGAGTTTTCAAATCTCAACTTCCATGAACTTGATTCAATGATCACCCGTATCGGTGAAGATTCAAAGATTATGTTCTGTGGTGACATTACTCAGTCTGACTTGACCAAAGAAAATGAGAAGACTGGTATTGCAGACTTCATTAAGATCCTGCAAGACATGCAAGAGTTTGCGTGTATTGAGTTTGATATTAACGACATTGTTCGTTCTGGTTTGGTCAAATCTTATCTCCTATCAAAATATAATCTTGGATTTTAATGTTTAATTTTGTTGATGTAGACCTTGATAATCACGTTGAGGTCGAACCCGTGAATCGTGATGGCACTAGATTCTACCCCATCCCTGGGGCGGATAAATATTATCCGAGTGTTACCTCAATCACATCGTTTAAAAACGCTCAGTTCTTTGCAAAATGGCGAAGAAAAATTGGTGAAGACGAGGCTAATCGAATCACTGCACGCGCTACTCAGCGGGGCACAGCATTCCATTCAATCTCCGAGGACTATTTCAGAGGAGAACTAAATCTCGACAGATACTTGGAAAATAATCCATTATCTGTTAGAATGTTTCAGTCGGCAAAATCTACCCTAAACCGTATCGATAATATTCATTGTCTAGAGACTTTTCTCTATTCACATTATCTCGGTTTGGCAGGTCGCGTAGATTGTATCGCTGAATTCGATGGCGAGTTGGCAGTAATCGATTTTAAAACCTCCACTAAAGAGAAAAAGGAAGATTACATCGAGCACTATTTCGTGCAAGAGACTGCATATGCAGCAATGTTCCTTGAGCGTTCAGGTATTGAGGTAAAGAAAATTGTCACACTTATCGCAACCGAAGAGGGATCTATTCAAATTTTTGAGAAGCACAATCTTGATGACTATTTACAGCTACTTAAAACCTACATCGAAGAATTTGTTAGGGGAAGAAATGTCTAAAGAAAAACTAGAGGACAAGTTCCTTACACCTACCAAATTCTCTCAGGAGATCGAGAGGTTGGTGAAAAGCAGCAATGGACTCATTTCATACATTGAAGCAGTAGTTACTTACTGCCAGGAAAATGAGATTGAAGTTGAAACTGTTCCTAAACTCATTTCCAAACCGCTGAAAGAACGCTTGCGTCATGAAGCACAGCGGTTAAACTACATGAAACAATCATCTAAAGGAGTATTGCCATTGTGACGGGGTTTGAAGTGTATAAGATGTATCTTGCGTTAAAGCAGCACTTCACTAAACCTGACTATGACTTCTGGAAGTATAATGGTAAAGTTCGGGCTAATGAAAAGTCATTTGAACAAAGACAAGACCGTTATTTCTTTAAAAAATTAGCGACTAAGTATTCAGGGACAAAACTCTTAGAATACTTTGTCGCTAATTTTGTTAGTGACCCTAAGGGGTATCTCAGATCATTTAGTGATGACACCTACACTGATTGGAAGATTCACCAAGAGTCTTTCACTTATAAATTTAAACAAGACGTAGAACTTTTACTTGACGATTCAATCTTTCCATATCAAGAAGCATTTGATAGGTTGTTCCTAGTCTCTACAGGGAAACATCCTAAAATTTTAAGACAATATCTTTCAGGAGAAATATCCCTGGAAACTCTAGTAGTATTTGAATCTTGTCTAGGATTTGTGAAAAATTTTGATCAGGTTTTAACTGATCCAGTATGGAAAGATACCAGAATGAGAATACTTAAGTATAAACCTTTTATGAAACTGGATTGTAGTCAGTATAAGTCTGTCATTTTAGAAACAATCAAGAGAAAACTATGAGTAATTTCTTCGACTCGCAGCAGGTTCAATCGAATCTGCAGGATATCTTCAATACTTATCAGCGTGTTGCCTACGAAACATCTCGACTGGCAGGTATGGATAAAGATGAAAAACTTAAGCACATCGATAAATGTAAGGTCCTGATCGACAAACAACGGACATTCTATGGTAGACTGTGCTTGGCAGCATCAGAGGACACTGACGCTGCTGACATGAAGACAAGGATCAATGCTTTGTCTCAGGCATTTGGGTATTCCGATCTTATGGAATGCATGGATGCTATGGTTAGGACACTCGAACAAGCTGCACAAGCGGAGATTGACAGGTCCTAAATAATATGCTACGATTAACCAGTAGCAAACAAACAAACTACACATTCAATACGGAGAATACGATTATGTCATTCGCATCCCTCAAAAAAGCGTCAGGCACTGGCAGCACTTTTGCTAAACTGACCCGAGAGATCGAAAAACTGAACCAACCAGCAGCAGGTTCTGGCGCTGATGAGCGTCTCTGGAAACCTGAACTGGACAAATCTGGTAACGGGTTTGCTGTTATCCGATTCCTTCCTGCTCCCGATGGAGAGGAACTTCCCTTTGCAAAAGTCTGGAGTCACGCATTCAAAGGTCCTGGTGGACAATGGTATATTGAGAACTCTTTGACTACTCTCGGTAAGCAAGATCCTGTTTCCGAATACAATACTGAACTCTGGAACGCTGGTCCTGAAGGATCCCCTGAGCGTTCCCAAGCGCGTGCTCAGAAGCGCAAACTGTCTTACTACAGCAACATCTATGTCGTGAGCGATCCTGCTCACCCCGAGAACGAGGGCAAGGTGTTCCTCTACAAGTATGGTAAGAAGATCTTT